CTCTTTGTTTTTCGATGGTAATTTGACAATAGATCAAATCGATTTAAAAGAAAAGTAAAGAAAGCTGATGTAAACCAATATAATATATTTTACCCATGACAAATATAATTTGTAGACTATTAGGACATAAAACAACAAAGGATTATAATGATTCAGGTTATCTGATTTGTAGAAGATGTGGAAGCCATGAATATTATCATTATGATGGTGCTGAAAGTCTAGGATTTAAACCTGATATGACCTGGTATTACGGAGGCTTACTATTAAGACCGTGCTATTTCGTTAAATATAGGATAAAGTTTGCTTTCAGACACTTTAGATTGAAATACATAGATAATAGTGATTTACCATTTTAATAAATTAACCCATGAACGTAGAAGACAAAGCAAGGGAGCTGATGAAGGAAGGGGAATGATGTGCTAGCCATCATTTATGATGGCTTTTATAATTATAAACTTTCTATATTTTTATTTGTGGTTTGTTTTGGGTTTAATTATATTTGCTTACATGGCGGAACAGTCACACATAGAAATATTTAGGTCATGGCAGGCAGATTGGAATAAATTTGTAAAAGATGTTTTGAAAGTTCAGCTTGATAAAGAACAACAAGATATCATAACATCTGTCCAATTCAATAAAATGACTACAGTTGCAAGCGGAACGGCAAGAGGCAAAGATTTTGTTTCTGCTTGTGCCTGTTTGTGTTTCTTATATCTGACTCCCAAATTCAATAAAAAAGGCGAATTAGTTGAGAATACAAAAGTGTTCATGACAGCGCCCACGGGAACACAGGTAAAAAATATTATGGTTCCCGAAATATCTAAACTACTTCGAAGAGCAAAAGGTGTATTACCTGGAAGACGTGTTGCCAATGATATACGTACTGAATATGAAGAATGGTTTTTATCCGGATTTAAAGCTGATGACAATTCAACTGAAGCATGGACAGGATTACATGCCTCAAATATTATGTTTACAATAACTGAAGCATCTGGTATATCAGAAACTATTTTTAATGCGATAGAAGGCAATTTGCAGGGTAATTCGAGGCTTCTATTAGTATTTAATCCTAATGTCACCGTAGGATATGCGGCAAGAAGTATGAAGTCTGAACGCTTTGAAAAATTTAGGCTTAATTCTCTTACAGCGGAGAATGTTGTTCAAAAGAAACAGGTTATCCCAGGACAAGTTGATTATGACTGGGTAGCTGACAAAGTGAAAGAATGGACGCAACCAATCAGGCAAGAAGAATTCAATAATGGTGAAGGGGATTTTCAATTTGAAGTAAAAGTCAAAGATGACATTTATGAAAAAAAGTTGTTCAGGCCTAACGATTTATTCCGTGTTAAAGTTCTGGGCATGTTCCCTAAAGTTGCAGCCGATGTACTTATACCTTATGAATGGATAGAACTGGCAAATAAATGTTGGCAAAAAGTAAAAGAAGAACGATTACCAATAACTGGAATAGACAAGTTCGGCATAGATATAGCAGGGATGGGCCGGGACCAATCAGTTATCTGCCACAGACGAAATAATTTTGTTTATACATTCACTAATTATCAGTCACAAGGTAAAGCAGACCATATGCATATCGCAGGTATTGCTGCAAATTTACTTAGTACTTACGCTAACAGCCGTGCATATATAGATACAATTGGAGAAGGTGCCGGGACATATTCTAGATTAGAGGAATTAGGATTTAACAGGGCTTTCTCATGTAAGAATTCAGAAAGTGCAAAGGAGTTAACTGATATTACTCAGGTACATACTTTCGCAAATATGAGAGCATATTTATTCTGGGCTGTTCGTGACTGGCTCAATCCTATCAATAATACAAACGCCTGCTTACCGCCTAATGATAGGCTTATGCAACAGGCAACAGAAATAAAATGGAAATTTCAAAGTAATGGTAGTATAATCATTGAAAAGAAAGATGACATAATAAAAAGACTTGGATATTCACCCGATGAATTTGACGCATTGAGCCAAACATTCTACCCGGATAACTTTGATACTGGAAATATAGAGCAGTTAGAAGCTATTTTTTTGCATTGATATAAACCCAAAACAATCCAATTTGAATAATGGAAGAATTACAACCAATAAGGCAAGATGAACGAAAATTAATTTTCGACAATGATAATATTGCTAGTTTGATTGAACAACTTAAAGATGGCCGGTTGACTGAACTGCCCAATGTTGAAGAACTCGAAAAACAATATTATGTAGAGAATCACGATGTTTTTGATAAGGCAAAACGAAAGGACAAACCCAAAAAGAAAAAGACTAAGCGAACAGTAAAAAAGACACAGCCTGATCCAAATGGTGGGCCTGACATCGAAGTAGACGTAGAAGAAGAAATCGTTATTGATGATGGTGTAACACCTGTTAATAGAATAGGTTTATCACAACAAAAGAAAATAGTCAATCAGGCTGTTGCTTTTACTGCAGGTAATCCAGTTCAATTAACATCCAATCCAAAAGGAGAAAAAGAGACGTTAGTTTACGATTATGTTCTTGATATATTTGAGGATAATAAAATAGATTCTTTCAATCGCAAGCTATGCCGCTCAATCTTTGCTTTTAAAGAAGCTGCTGAATGTTGGTATCATATAAAAGGTTCTGATGGTAATTGGAAGCTTAGAGTGATGTTGTTTGCTCCACAATTAGGAGATACACTCTATCCATATTTTGACGACTTCAATGATATGGTAGCTTTTTCCCGTGAATATAAAGTAACAAGGAATAACGAACTTGGTAAAAGTGAAACAATACAGTATTTCACTACATATACAAGTGACATGATTTATTACTTTCAGGAAGATGGCGGTTCTTATAAGCTTATAGGTACTGATACTGTCGCTGTAGGCAAAATACAAATAATCTATGGATGGCAGGAATTAGCCGAATATGAAGATGTAAATCCATTAATAGCCAGGCGTGAAAAACTTCGTTCAAACTTCGGGGATACTAATGATTATCACGCATCACCTAAGACAGTGGCTGAAGGCAAAGTTCTAAATTTTACCGAGAAAGAAGAAGCCGGTGGAATTATTCAGCTTGAAAATGGCGCGAAGGTTAGTTTACTCACATGGGACCAAGCACCTGAAGCAATAAAGCTGGAAGATGAATTACTGAATAATGATATTCATGCTCTTACAGATACAGCCGATTTATCTTTTAATAATCTGAAATCATTGGGTGGTATATCCGGGGAAACTCTACGGCGATTACTTACTGCCCCAATATTAAAGGTATACGAGAAGAAAGAATACCTGGATGAATATATGCAACGACGTGTAAACCTTGTTAAGGCTTATGTTGGTGTTATATATCCAGAGTTAAAAGAAGCAGCTAAAACACTTCGTATCAAAGCGGAAATTGTACCATTACAGTTAGAAGACTATGACGAAGAAATAGACCGTCTGAAAAAAGAAAACGGAGGTAAGGCGTTGATATCTCAGATTGAATCGGTACGTCAGTATATGACTAAGAAAGGTGGTAATAATGAAGATGCAGACCGTATTTACGAAGAAATTAAAGATGAATCTGCTAGCGGTTTTATAGAAGATACATATCAGGTATAATTAATAATATAATAATGAAATCAAAACACATCTTAATAGGATCCGTTGCTTGTGTTGCGTTCATGACAGGTTTCCTGTTTGCGGGATATGAAAAGAAACGGAATGATTTTATGCAATCTTTAGAAAATCATATATTTTGGCAGGATAGCCTAATAAATGAACTACATTCAAGAAATGACAGTCTGCGTATTAATCGCATTGAGTTCGAAAAAGCAGTAAAGTTGTTGATTGAACAGAATAGATAAAATTTTCTTACCATATGGCAAAATCTAACAATAAAAATGCAAAAAACAAACAGCGATTAGAAAAGGCGGTGCTAGCTTATGTTGAAAATCAGAATAAGCATGTAAACCGTCTTTATCGAACTCATATACCTGCTGTGAATAAACTATTCAGGGAAGTAGGAAAAGACATTATAGATGACTTTATAAACGAATATGGAGACCGATACACTTTAGAAGAAATCTTTAAATTTGGTGACAATGGATTTTCCTATAGAACCAATCAACGATTAAGAATATTCCAACAACAACTTATTGCATTTCTTTTTGCTGCCATCCGCAAGGAATGGAACATTGCGAATACTAATACTGATAGTCTGGTTAGAGCCGTTTTTCCTGATATTTCAAAGGATAAGATATCACAATACTACCTGCACAACGAGAAAGCGCTTACTGCATTCCTTAATCGGAATCTATCTTCTGATAAGAGCAGGACCATAAGCGGCCGCGTTTGGAAAATAACTAATCAGTTTAAACGTGATATAGAAGATACAATTGCTATCGGTATTCAGAATGGAGATAGCGGTGCAGTATTAGCGAAACGTCTGAATAAGTATCTTCAAAAGCCTAGTCAAAAGAATATTGATATAGAAAAACTAACTAATAAAAAGGTTAGATCAGAGCTAGAGCAGCGGCAAAACAATAAACCCGAAGGACAAGGAGTATATAACAGTTCATACAAGAATGCTCGAAGATTAGCAGCCAATGAGACAAACCTTGCTTACCGTAATGCTGAAGCTGAAAGAATTAAACAACTAGATTTTGTTGTGGGATTCGAAATAAAAGTATCCAACTCTCATGCTGATTGGCTGCGTACCGTATGGATTCCGAAACATGGAAGCAAACCGGAGATATGTGATGTCTTAGCAGGGAAATATCCGAAAGAATTTATATGGAACTCTTGGCATGTGCAGTGTAAGTGCTTTCGTATCCTTATCCTAAAAACCTGGGAGGAAATTCAAGAGGACAATATAAGGATTTTGAGAAGCGAAGAAGTATCTAAGAATAGTGTGAACAGCGTTAAGACAATGCCAAAATCATTTGATAGATGGGTAGGCGAAAACTCTGAAAAAGTAAAAAAATCAAATTCAAAGCCTTATTTCTGGGAAGATAATAAAGGAATAATTGATAAGACAACAAAGAGGTAGATGCTTATTTACGTAAATATGTAACTAACCGCTGATAATCAAGTCTATAAACTTAAATAAAATCACAATTTCATATAAAATTTTACTTAAATTGGCTTGTTTTGTGTTTATAAATCTGTTATGTTTGCTTACATAGGTTAAACCAATTAAGTAGATATATCACTTATGAAAGATAAGATTTTAGAAGCATTGAAAACCAAATATAAAAACTTGGGGTTCGGCGACAAGGCTTTTGATGGAGTTGCCTCATATCTTGAAAAAAACATCAAAGAAGAAACCGAAATCGAAACCGCAACACAAGGGGTCGATACACTATTGAAAGCATTTCAGGGCGAAGTTGACAAAGTACGTGGAGAAAAGACGACTTTACAAAAAGAACTTGACGAACTGAAAAAGGCACAAGGAAATCCTACTCCAGAACCAACACCAAACCCTAATCCGCAAGGGGGTGGTAATAATCAGGAAGATATGCCAACGTGGGCGAAAACTATACTTGACGACCAAAAAGCTATCAAGGATTCTTTGCAGGCTTACAGTATTGAAAAGATTACCAACTCTCGCAAGTCTACTCTCGAATCAGTTCTGAAGGATGCACCGGAAGCCTACAGGAATTCAACGCTCAATTCATTTGGAATGATGAATTTCACTGATGATGAATCATTCAATGCATATATAGAGCAAACTAAGACAACGGCTAATGACCTTTCCCTTAATGCTTCTAGCTCACGTCCTTTCGGTGGTGGAAGAAGTAATAGTGGCAAAGAAGCTTCTGAAAAAGAGATAGCCGCCGTTGTTGATAAAATTCAAATTTAAAAAATAAAACAAAATGCCAACAGCAGATTTGACAAATCCAAGACAGGAAATAATAACAGGCAACGACAATATAGTTATCGTTGACAATTTCCAATCTGTACGCGGGGGTAGAACCCTCGATGTGACAGAATTCAATCCTACTGTTATCAATGCCGGGCACGTGATTATAAAAAGCACAACAGCCGATCTGTATAAGCCTATGCCTTTGGCTAGCAATGATACGGTATATGGTGCTTTGCCTTCCGGCTACGAATATGCAGGGATTTTAATTCAAACCTTATTTACAGCGAAACCTTTTGCGGGTATCATGTTAAGAGGTACAGTAAATTACAAAGCGGCTCCGTTCGATATGACAAGTATTCTTACTGCCATTAAAACAGCCTTACCGCTTATAAAATTTGTGGAGGACTAAGTAAATGGAACAATCATTATTTATTGAATGGATTAACAAGTACTTCAAAGGGGTAACTGTTAAGATTGTAGAAACATTGAACGGTAAGAACAATGAGACACTTACTTATATGTTTAAGGAAATGCTTCGCAAGGAGTATTCTTCTTCCGGCATGTGGCAGTCGATAAATGTTCTTAATACACGTGTGTCCGCTGATTTTGTGGCTCTTGATTCAAGCCTGCCACTAAAAAGGCGTGATAGCATTAGCAAGGTATCCGGTGACATAGTGAAATCAGGTATGGAGTTATGGCTGAATGAAACACAGCTAACCGAGCTTGATACAATGATTGCTCAGAATGTCGATGACGCGACAATTCTGGCGAAACTATTTACTGATACACCTCGTGTTATTTCGGGTATATATGAGCTGATGGAAGATGCCTTCTTGGAAGGTTTTTCTACTGGTGTTACAGTTGTGGAAGATTCCGAGAATGTTGGACTTGGTGTTCGTATGGACTTCGGGTATTTACCTGAGAATAAATCAGGTGTCGAAATTGATTGGAATGATGTTGAGAATGCCAAACCGCTTGATGATATCCGTAAAGCAAAGAAAAAAGCGAAATCCGTAGGAATCGACCTTACAGATATCTATATGGATAACTATGCGTTTGATAACTTTGTTGCTACCAATCAGGTAAAAGCTTACTTCGCGTGGTCGTTGCGCTTCGCTATCGACCCGGGTGTAATTCAAGTCCCAACATTAGAGGACATCAACACAGCATTTGCAAAAGACAATAAATATAGGGTAACTATACATATTGTTGACCGTGATATCATCAAAGAAAGAAACGGCGTTCGCACTGTTAAAACTCCTTGGCAGGAAGGAATGGTAGTCTTGACGGCATCTACACAGGTGGGTGTACTTACGTGGGCAAGGCTTGCAGAAATGACACATCCGGTTGAGAATGTCGCTTATCAAACAGTTGATGATTATATTCTTGTGTCAATGTTCCGTACGAACAGACCATCATTGAAAGAATATACTACTTCTCAGGCTCGTGTTGTTCCGGTTATCTCTAATGTGGAATCTATTTTCCAGATAGACACAAAGATAATCGAAACACCAACCACTTAAATAAATCTTCTCTGAATGACTAAATAAAGGGGTGGCGTAAAGCCTGCCCCTTATTTGAAATAAAGAACAATATGATTAAGTAAGGCGAAAACGAGGGATAACATGACAAATCTGGAAGCATTACAGGCAGAAACAGCAGGATTAAATATTCCTGACAGCACTTTGGAATATCAATTGGCAAAACAAGGATTAAAAGCAACTGATGAATACAAAGGTGGTAAGGCTTTTGATTTATCTGTTGCCTGGTCGCTTGTTTATGCATTCCGAAATCCTAAGTCATGGTCTCAGGGTGATATGTCTGAAACATGGGATTGGGATATATTAAAGAAACTGATAGCCTATTACTTCAATAAATACGGAGAGGATAATCCATTGTCAGAGATAACAGAGAAGCCGACTATTCAGGATGTGAGTTATTTGCATTGATTAAAATATAATATGCCGGGTAAATTAGAACATATAAAACAGTTATTGGAAGAATACCAAAATGAAGCATCTAATAACGGAGGTAGTAAGATAGGTATTGCCATATCTACACATAACCGTTATGATATCTTCAAGAAAACTTATGAGGAAATGCAAAAGTATCTTCCTTCCGGTGCTGTATTGGTTGTTGTAGATGATGCAAGCGCGAAGCCTGTGCCGGAAGCAACATTCCGTTTTAATGAGAATGCAGGTATAGCCAGAACAAAGAATAAGTGTCTGGAACTTCTTTACAATGCAGGAAGCGAACATTACTTCTTATTTGATGATGATTGTTATCCGATTGTAGATGATTGGCATAAGCCATATATTGAAAGCGGAGAGCCACATTTGAATTACATCTTTGTCAACTTCAAAAACAGCCCTAACAAACTAAATGACACCGTACTGCTATACTCCGACGACAAGATAAACGCTTATTCTCATGTTAGAGGATGTATGTGTTATTACTCAAAGGAGTGTCTGGAAAAAGTAGGGGGCATGAATCCAATATTCGGACGTTGGGGCTATGAACACCCAGACTATTCGAACAGAATTTACAATGCTGGACTTACCTCTTTCAAATATATGGATGTGGTAGATAGCGATAAGCTTATTTATTCACGTGATGAGCATTCTAATAATGTCGGTTCAACTGTAGAAGGTGCAGAAAGGCAGAAGTATATTGCTGCCAATTCGCCATTATATGACAGCCGGAAAAACATTATTGAATATGTAGAATTCAGGGAGAAAAGGGATATCATTCTTACATCCTATCTGACATCTGTTTCAGACCCTCAGAGAAATGAAAACTTCAAAGCCGATAAAAAAGCATTACAACCATTGATTAATTCTGTAAAAAGTGAAAGCCTGGTTATACTTAATGATTGCTTTGATAATCAAGAAAACGAAAATATAGAGTACAAGAGGATTGATGCTTCTTTAAATCCATATTTTCAAAGATGGGTATCATATTACCGTTATTTGCTCGCTAACAGGGACAAATTAAACTTTGTATTTATTACTGATGCTACAGACGTTGAAATGCTCAACGCTCCTTTCAGAAGGATGCAAAAAGGCATATTATATACGGGAGACGAACCGAATGAATTAGGATGTGAATGGATGGTAAAGTATCATCCTCACAAAAGTATTCAGAAGTTCATAAACGAGAATAAAGACCTGGTGTTACTTAACGCCGGGCTTCTTGGGGGTGATGTAGAAACGGTGATACGTTTTATCAATCGCTTGTTGTCACTCTATTTTCAATCGGTATCAGACAATCATTTCCATAAAGATAAGCCCGATTGCGGCACTACAGACATGGGAGCCTTTAATTACATAGCACGTACTGAGTTTGATGATATTATCGTGCATGGAACGATGGTTAATACGGTATTTAAGGATAATAAGGGTAATAATGTTTCTTGGTTTAAACATAAGTAAAAAATTAAAAAAATGGAAAAAAAGAATTTCGATTGCAGCATTGGACAAGAATTTCGAAAAGTTGTTGAAGAAAAATCAAAATTAGAAGCACATATTTATGATTTATTCAGTCTGGTAATATCTAAGGGAGAACGTAATTTTATACCCATACCTTCCATGGATAACGATGAATTGAAGTATTTGGCAAAAATACTCATACAAAATAAAGATAAGATTGCAGATTTTGATATTAATATTAAAAATCCAATAAAATGATATAAAGTCATGCAAATAAACTTCCTGACAGCATTTGATACTAACAAGAATATAGGTGGTGCTTATAATCGGATGATAGAACGCATCAACGATGAATGGATATTCATCAAAGATGGTGACTGTATGTTCTTGCGTCCCGATTATGGCAATCAAATAGCTGATGTGATAGCAATGCATGGAAATAAATACGATGTCCTAGGATGCCTTGCAAATCGTCTTGCCGGACAGCATCAAAGAGTAGGTGAATTGTCCGATAAGGCAGATATTAATCACCATCGGGCTATTGCAAGTATCCAGTACAATAATTTCTATTCAGAAGTAAAAGAAACTACTATCAATGTAGCTGCTATGATGATGTGCTTTAAACGCTCATTGTGGGAAAAGGTGGGAGGATTTACGGAAAACTCAATTCGTTTTGATATAGAGTTCTGCGAAAGGGCAAAGCAATCAGGTGCAAAATTGGGGATTATGCAAGGGTTGTATATGTTCCATCTGTATCGTTGGGGTTCAGACAATCCAATGTATGACATTAAACATTTGCAAGGATGAATAGATATCCGCATAAGCTATATAAAGTTACGGTTGAAAAAGGAAATGAAGATGAATTCGGCGAGCCTGTAACGGGTGAACAATCTACTGTTTACGTTTCTGACTGTTACGAGCAGATTATGGGTTCAAGTCAGGAGTATAAAATGAATAATGGCTCTTCTTTCTACTATTCGTCAAAGATATTCTTACCCGAAGGAGTGGAGCAAATACCGACAGGTACAAAAATAGAAATTAGGGAGGGTGACGGACTTACAGTGCGGTTAAAAGGAGAGGTAAAGCGACCAAGTAATAAGGATTATAAGCATAGTAGGATATGGCTATGAAAGTAACAAAGAACAACGTCCATGAATCTTTTGAGGAAGCAAAAAGAAAAATTGAAGAAATTATAATACGGAATCTTCAGTCTATTGGCACTTATGCCGTCAATATCGCACGAGACAACACGCAACCCAAGAAAAACAAGGATGGTTCTCCTGGTGGCGGCACAAGTTATCTTGATGATACAGGGAATTTGCGATCATCCATCGGCTACATAATATTAAAAAATGGTGAAATTGTCGATGACAGTAAATTTCCTCAAACCAAAGGAACAGCAACCGAAGGTAAAGAAACAGGATATTCAGCAGCTAAAAGAATAGCCTCAGAATATTCAAATAAATATGTTCTGGTTATTGTTGCCGGAATGAACTATGCTTCATATGTAGAAAAGAAAGATTATGATGTTCTCACTTTTACCGAATCAGAAGCCAGAAGAAAAGCTAAAGATTTATTCAATAATTTGAAGATATGAACCCTATTATAAACACAGAAACCATCCTTTCGGCTCGCGATTTTTTATTGCAGGAACTTGCAAAGCCTGATATTGATTTGGGAGCGATGGAAGTTTATTCTATGGTTCATCCATCAAAAGATTTGCCTAAGACATTCATTGTGGTTAAAACAGTTGGCAGGTTATATGACATTGGTAATGTAGATGTAGACGGTACACTAGAGTTCTGTATATATGCACAAAATAAGAATTTAGGAGATGATCAGACACGACCCGATTTATCAACTATCAATAATCTGACAAAAAAGATTCTACCAATACTACAGGATGCAGTATTCGGAAGTACATCTATAACCTCTATCAGTCAAACAATAGTAAGTCATTCAGAGATAAGATATTTCTATAACAGTTTAGTATGTGAAACAATTAATTTAAAATCATAGCATTATGGCAAAACCTAAAGTAGATTGGGGTATAGACTCCGTGAAATTTATGAATCCTGTGGGGGATGGCACTTTCCCGAACTTCGATGCCACTACAGGCGTGACACTTATGCATCTGATTGTAATTGATTCATTTGTAAAAACAGAGGAAGCAAATACAAATACAGACATAGAATGGGAAGAAACAAGCGCAAGACTCAGGCTGCCCGGTTCAGTAGGGCAGAAAACTATCGTGTTTGAATCGAACGACTTATCAGCAGAGCAGTTCAAGTATTTCAAGGGTTATATAGACGGAACAGGAGCAAATGCCGGATATACTGTAGAAACTCCACAAGGAGATGATACTCTCACCCAGGCAATGCAGGTTAAAACCCGAAAGATTCAGGAATATCCTGCACGCGTGGCAGAGTATACTCCTGTGCTTGTCGAAGTAAAAGAGAATGGTACTGTCGGTAAGAACGGACTTCCAAACCTTACTTTCACTGTAACACGTCAGCCGAATTACGATGCTGATGGTAACGAAATAGGCGGACACCGTTTCCGTGATGTTCCTACCACAACTTAAATCATAAAGCGGTTGAAATATACCGCTTTAAATATCGCAGCGTGGAGAAGTGGCCAATCTCGTCAGAGTCATTATCTGAAGAACGCATGTTCGAATCATGCCGCTGCTACTAATTTAAATCTTATTCTCTTTATGGCAACAATAGAACAACAGGCTTACGATATACTCAGCGAAGAAAAGTATAAAATAACTATCGCTGGTCAGGAAATTTCATTCAGGTATGCAACACTTGATGATTTGGAAAAGATAAGTGCTATATCATCTAAGCTGCCTTTATTTGATGAGATAGACAAAAGTGAAGACAAGGACGCTGATGTACCTCAAATTGTAGATGCTTTTAAATATGCAAAGGATTTAGGGAAAATAATTATAGTTTCTGCCGAATATAGAAGCGAATGCAGGATTCGGTTAATTCGTCCCGTCATTTCCTACTTCCATAAAAGAAAGTTGCTTAAAACGATTTATAAAAAAGCAAAGATTCTTGATATCTGGGCGGCCGTTCAGCAAATAATGAAAAACAACCATGTTTTTTTTTATCAGAACACTATTACTTTCCTGAAAGGGATGAATCAACTGAAAGCGACGAAAGAGACAGAAGCGACAGTCCATGGGTGATTGAGATGTCAGCATATAAAACATTCCCGGGATGGACAAGAGAGTTTGTAAGAAAAGGGATTAGTTATATAAACCTGATGTATTTATTAAGAACGGTTGCACCCTACAGAGGTTCTGAAGATAAAGAAAACAGAAATACCCATAATTCTGGGGATTTAAAAAAAGATAAGCGTAAAAGGGTAAACCCGAATAGCATAAGAAGTTTTGAACATTTTGATTTTTAGATTATGGCAGAAACACATATAGATATTACGGCTGACGATAAAGATTTTTACGATTCTATAAAGAATTCAGAAGCAGCTTTAGACCATTTCATAGACCAGATAAGTAAAGGGAGCAAGAAAATAGATGTTGCATTTACTGATGCTGCAGAAACTTCGAAAATGTTTCAAGAGGCTATACAAATTCAGAAAAAAGCTGTTTCTGAATTGGATAATGAGTACGAGAGAGCGAGCAAATCATTAACGGCCCTAGCTAATTCTTACTCTGGTGATCATAAATTCTCAGATAAGGAAATTGAGGAAAATACAAAGAAGTATGCTGCTCAAAAGAAACAGGTAGACGAACTCAAGATTGCTCGTGATGCTGAATCTAAATCTTTATCAAAACTTGAAACTGCTTATACAACATTTACGAAAGAACAGGAGAAATTATCTAAATCAGAGAGAACATATTTAACTCAAATTCGCCAAACCCGTGAGGAAATGGCAAGGATTAGGGGTGAAAGTGGAATAGTATCTCCTGAAAACATGCAGCGTTATGACCAATTAAAAGCTAAGCTGACTGAACTAGGAACGTCGTTAAATATTGTAAAGCGTGAACAAAAAGACTTAACTACTCAGGGGAATGCTCAATTGTCAGGAATTATACAGGGGATAACAGGATTAGCGGGTGCCTTTTCTGCGGGGCAAGGAGTAGTTTCATTATTTGCAAAAGATAATGAGCAGCTCGCAGCTATACAAACAAAGTTGCAAGCAGCAATGGCAATAACGATAGGTTTACAGCAGGTAAGCAATACATTGCATGCAACATCCTCTTTCCGAATAAACACCGTCACAAAGGCAACTCAATTATGGAATAATGCAGTAAAGGCATTAAATATAAATTTGGGAATTTCTCAAACATTAAGTAAGGGGTTAGTAGGTATTGGTATAGGGGCATTAATCGCAGCTATAGTAATACTTGTCAGTAAATACAAAGAATGGAATAAGCAACAAGAGGAAACTAAGCGCCTTAATAAAATCGTAACTGACAGCCTAAAAGAATCAGCCTTAGAAGGACAAAAAGCTGCTCAAAAAGAAACTGTTGCACTGAATATATTATATAAGGCCAGCCAAAACGAAAATAAATCAAAAAGTGAAAGATTAAAGGCTGTTTCTGAATTACAAAAACAATATCCAGGCTATTTTGGTAATCTATCAAAAGAAGAAATTTTAGCTGGAAAAGGAGCAGATGCATATAACCGCTTAGCATCTGCAATTATAGCATCAGCAAAAGCAAGAGCTGCGCAGGATAGAATTGTGGAAAATCAAAGTAAAATATTAGATTTAGAAGCAAAGAGAGCAGATGCATTGGCAAAAAAGGAAAAGGCAGAATCGGAGAGAGAATTAGCCAGTTTTCGAAATAATCCTGCAAATTCTGGGGGTAACCCTTTAGCTGCTAATGCTATGATGAGAAATACAGGTAAAGAAATATCAGAATCTACTTCAGATATTGAAGATTATAGTAAGGAGATATGGAATGCAACGAAGGAAATAGGTAAACTTAATGAAGCCAATCAGGAATTAGCAGAAACGATAAGTGTGAGTGATTTAGTATCAGACTCAAATACAAGCACTGCTACCAAAGCTGTCAAAGAAACGAAAGACCAAACACAAAAACTACTTGATGAACTCTTAAAGCTCCGTGAAAAAAATCAGCAGGATGAAATTAATCTGATGGAAGAAGGACTTGAAAAACGCCTGGCACAGATTGATTTTAATTATAATAAAGAAATAGATGAGATACGGAAGAAAGAAAAAGAATTTTCTGAGGCCTCAGAAGGAATAACCATTGACCAATCATTAGAGATAACAACAGCATATTCAAATGCATATAAAAAACAAGCTCAAGAAAGAGAAAAAGCGAACAGTGATGTATTAAAGGAATCTGAAACCCTTCTCAAAGAACTCCTTTCCAAATATCAGGACTATAACGCCCAACGCCTAGAGATAAATAAAAAATTCAAAGATGATTTAGTTGCATTAGAATCTCAGGCGGCCAGTGAACAAAGGGATAACGCGATTGCCGAACTTAAAAAGCAATGGAAAGAAGCTTTATCCTCTATAAATCTTTCGGAGTTTCAGGAAAACATCGATTGGTCTGTATTGTTCGGTAATCTGGATAAGGTTTCAACAAACGAATTGATTAGTCTCAGGGATAAGCTAAAGAGCTATATCAATGAAGTGGGTTCATCATTATCTCCTCAGGACTTAAAGACAGTGACAGATGCTTTTGAAAACCTGAATGAGAAAATTGCGGATAAGAAACCTATCACTGAATTAAAAGACGGTTATAATGAATATAGGGCTGCTTTAGAAGAAGTTATTAAACAAAAGAAGGAACTTGCTAAATACGAAAAAGGAACAGAGGAGTATGCAAAAACAGTAGAGGCTATCAAGAATGCTGAGAATGCCAGAGTAAAATCGTTAACCAAAATGAGCCAGTCGATAAATAAAATTGGTTCGGTAGGTAGCGAGTTAGTAAATTCCGGTCAGGAGCTAGTTGACACGCTTACTAATATAGGAATTAAAATTCCCGAAGCGGTACAAGGCGCGTTGTCAGGCATTGGTCAGATTATGGGTGGATTGGAGAAGTTGAACCTTACCAATCCTACATCGATAATTACCAGCGCTGTTAGTGTTGTCTCAGGTATTGGTAATGCACTTGCCAGTGTTTTCGGAGGTGGTAAGACGGTTGTGTCACAAAGTACATACGACAGTTATAACAAGCTTATGACATTAATGGATAAAGTCATAGCTAAGCAAAAGGAGCTACTTGAATCACTATCAGGTAAAGAGGCCGTTGAAGCATCAAAAGAAGCGGCCGCAGCTATTGAAAGACAGATAGAAGCGACAAAGAATCTCGGTAAGGAGTATAACGCATCCGGTGGCAGTACTTTCACAAATTCATATGGAGTGAGGCAATATAACGACCTGAAGAAATACAGGAGCCAGTTGAAAGCTCTGGGTATTGACTTCGATAGTCTAGGTGGTAGATTGGAAGGTTTGTATGATTTATCTGCTGAACAACTGCAATTAATACAGGAACAATTGCCGGATGCATGGAATGCCCTTTGGGATGAGACACAGGGATATTTGCAGACAATTATAGACAGTGAAAAGGAACTTCAAAAACTGAAAGATAGCCTTAATGAAGCACTTACAGGCTTATCATTCGATTCTCTGAAAAATAGTCTCGACAGTCTTTTGCAATCGGCAGATACTACATTCGAGGATATCGGTAATTCATTTGAAGACCATATGCGCGATGCTGTATTGAATTTTGTAAAGAATAAATATCTGACAGACGCATTGCAGGATTGGTATGATAAATTCGCTGAAGCCTACTCGGATGATGTATTATCCGAAACGGAAGTAGAAGAATTAAGAAGGATGTATGAGGAAGCCTATAACAGAGCCCAACAGATGTATGATAGTGCGCTCAGTGCTGCCGGAGTAAGCAAAGATAGCTCCGATGTAGAAGCATCATCCAAAGGTATTGCTTCAATTTCTCAGGATTCAGCCAATGAACTGAACGGTAATTTCTTTGCCCTGCTTCAAAAGACAGGGGATATTCGAAATATCAATGAGGCTAGTCGATTACTACTGATGGGTGTAAACAGTGGAATAGGTGATATTCAGGCAATAATGAGAGAGAATAGCAAGGTATTCCAGGACAGTTTGAATGTACAAATCAAGATAGAGCAAAATACATTCAGGTCGGCAGAATTACTCAATAAGTTCGACACAACCGGAATTGCCATAAGGAATTGATATGAGAGGCAGATGGTACATAGATGATACGGATATTTACGCTAAATATGGTGTAGGTATATTAAGAGACGGCTTCAGTGATTTATTCCTGTTTCCGTCCCTTAAAACACCTTATACGAACGATTGGCATGAATATAACGGTATAGATACAGATTTAACCACACCCTTGCTGAACAATAAGAATGTGAATATATCATTTGCATCTGTGACTAGGGATAATGTCTATGTAGACAACTTCCTGACCTTTATAACAGGAGAAGGATATCATATCTTAGATATCCGTTCTATAGGTAAAACGTTTCAGTTAAGGCCATCTTTAGAAAGTAACCGCGATGTATACCGGAATGCTCAGGAATTTACCATTCAGTTTGTTGATGATTTTCCAAGAAACTTATTGAGTGTTAGTGCTACTAAACAAGGGCACGGTATACCGAACCTTCCGAAATCCATGTATTTGTTAGATGGCAACCGTTTTGATGAATACGGTATCATAGTAGAACAGGGCAAAGCAGAAGTATATAAGATGCCTGTATTAAAACAGAACTTATCCATAAGCACCGAAGATACTGACAGTGTATTGTATGATGCTGATTATGTAAGATTCCAGAGTAAGGATGTCACCCTGCGATGTGCATTATACTGCGATACAATAGAACACTTCTGGCAAAACTATTATGCATTCTTTGGTGACCTGGTTAAACCGGAATTAAGACAATTGGAAGTAACCTATGTCGATGATACATACTCTTGTTTCTATAAAAATACGGCGAATCCTTATTTCTTCCGGGGTAAAAACTATGTATTGCTGAAGTTCGATTTGGTATTGACATTTACAAATTATACCCCAACAAATACAATCTACGTATGGGGCTCACAGGATGGGAGGATTATTTCAACATTAGATGGTATAAACGCAATAAAATACGAAGGATTATATGGCAGATAAATTAGTCCCTAAAAAATTCAACGAATTTACTAAAATAACAGACCCTACAGGTGCAACATTTGCCGGATACAAGGTAAATCAGGATATACAGATTGATTTTTCTGATATGACGCCATTGTTTGGTGTTAGCCAGGCGAAGGGACAGGATATAACGCTGGCACCAAGCCTGAAACTGTTTACCGATGAGTCGAATCAAGTAAATAGCCGATTTACGGGTATTGAGGAAGGGCTTAACCCCAGCCCGGTATTGTCAATAGACGGACGTGCCAGCAAAGATGATGGTGTAATAAATACGGATGCAGATTGGAAAAACACAGGCTATGTTTCTATCGATTGGGATTACGTTAATGCAAACGAGGTTGCCGCGACTGCTTACCTTGATTGCTCCGGTGGCTTATTAGCGGCTCCGGTTGCTTTCTATGATGAAAATAAAATATTTATTTCAGCAATAGTAAAAACAGGCGAAGGATTACAAAATTATCAACTGACGAAATCAAATATTCCTGCTACTGCCTCATTCGTTGTTTTCTCTACCCGTACAAATACCGTTACTAATGCTTACGTAAAAGGATTCGGCACACCCCTTAGTCAGGATGTGAATGCCCTAAAAACCGATACTGTAACATTAAAGACTGACCTCGAAACCTTAACCAACCGTGTTGAAGTATTAGAGTCTAATATAAGGGATGTTAATTTAGAATTTAAAAATACTGGAAGGGCAAGTAAAGAGGATGGCACTATAAATGATAGCACAGACTGGAGAAATACCGGTTATGTGCCTATCGATTGGGATATAGTAAATAAAAACGAAATATATGCAGAAGCATATTTATATATGTCTAATGGTGTACTTGCCGCCCCTTTTTGCTTCTATGATGAGAATAAAATATTTATATCGGCAATTGAGAGAACTGTAGCAGATTATACATGGGATACATATAACCTTACTAAGGACAACATCCCGGCAAATGCTGCATTTCTTGTATCAACTACATGGGCAGCAACACCCTACTTGCAGCAAGCCTATGTAAAAATACTTACAACGGAAAACGGTAATGAAGCGGAGAGTGCCGAACTGCCTTCGTATCATCATGCAGAAATGAAACGTCTGAAAACAGAGATAAATGACGTAAAAACTGCATTATATTTCGCTTTTCCATTTATAACAGACCTACATATAACAAGTGCAGAGATTGATTATCTAGCACCAAAATATGCTTTGAGGGCTGCTGTTGAACTGGATAAAAATATATGCTTCGATATATTTCCTTTAGGGGGTGACTATACAAATACAAGTGAGAGCACACCCGAATCGATGACAATAGAGGAAGTTCGTGGCTGCCTGTCTGATGTGGCGTTGTGGACAAACGAAGTTGTAGACAGGCGTATCATGCTCAGGGGTAACCATGAGATAAACTACCATACAGACAAAAATAAATACTTCGATATGTCGCAGAAGTTTTTGCTGTTTGGTGCAAAGATGGTATATAATGAAAACGATTTAACGGGCGGATACGGATATATAGATTATCCATTTTATAAGCTTAGGCTGGTATTTATAGATGCTTCGCTGATAGAATACAAGGGCAGTTCATCAACCGAAGACAAACAAATACTTTGGCTGATAGAAAAGGCATTCGATATGTCGGGAAAACAGGGATGGATGAGTGTAATACTCGGTCATATGCCCCTGTATCCTTATTATAGCTCTAACGGTGGGGCTGACTTTGGTAATTATCCGAATTACAGGAAGCTTGTATCCGCTTTTCATCGTGGTAATAGTACAACATTATCATTATATGGCGGGAGCCGTACCGTTAATTTCACAGCACAGGGCGCAATTCCTTTAGTGTATGTTTCAGGACATACACACGGATACGGGTTAAATGTTGCAGATTCCAACTATTTGAATGCAGCGAATGATATGGATTTTCTGACAATTACCACAATGGATAGTTCCACCACAAGGAATACGGCGCATGAGGCTGCCAAAGGCACGAAAAACGAAACCTCTTTTGATGTGTACATGGTAGATACCGAAAATAAGCAAGTGTATATCAAAAGGTATGGATATGGTAGTGACAGGGAATTTAATTTTGATTAATGAATTTGATATATATTATGAACATATACAACCCGGACGACACATTATTACTAAACACGCCTGTAAGCGATACATCCTTCGCTACAGACGCCATTATGAACGAAGATATACTTTCGTTAGAGTTTGACATGAAAGAATATACCTATATCCCGGTAGATTCTTATTGCATGTTCAGGAATAAGAAGTACACCCTGCTCAGGGATAGCGACTTTACTAAAATCAGCAACAGGCAGTATAAACATAAGCTGCTGATGTATACCGAAGCATCCAAATCTAAGGATGTGAAGTATGGCTTTGCTACGGTTACACGCAATGCAGGACAACTGCCGAAGTTCGACTATGCCAAGAAGATTGAGTTTAACCTGACAGGTAAGCCGGTTGATTTCGCTCAATTATGGATTGATAATATGAATATTGCCAACAATGAAGATGGCTGGACTGTAGGTGACTGTATCGACGCACCTATGCAGACGCTTGACTTTAGCGACCAATGGTGTTTCGATGTATTGGGCCAGATTGCAGAAGCATTCAATACGGAGTGGGAGATAAAGAACAAAACGCTTTACTTCCGTATGGTAGAATATGGGAAAGATAACCCGGTGCCTCTGTCATACGGTAAAGACAACGGAATACTATCAGGAGTAAGCCGCGTGAACTATAACAACGGTAAGGCTGTTAATCGCCTTATCATGAAAGGTAGTGACCGCAATATCGTTTTCTCATCGTATGGTGATACAAACCTGCATATGCCAAAGAATACAACTATCAAGTATGACGGTAACTACTTTAGTGACGAACCTGAGTTTGTTGATTCATCCAATGCCATAGAATACAAGACAGACGCCAATGGCTCCTTTGTGGAACGTACCGACAGGGATGGCCGCGTAAAAGAAGATTCACTTGACCTGACGTCTATCTATCCGATGCACGAAGGAACTGTAACAAGTGTGGATGCTAGTAATGACCTCATATTCATTGATGCCAATAATACCATAGACTATTTTGATGCACTGATACCCGGCAATACAATGACGGTTATCTTTCAATCGGGTGACCTTATCGGCAAGGAGTTTGATGTGAACTACAACCATACGAACAAAAGGTTTATACTAAAGCGTATAGAGGGCAATAACGACGTGTCTTATCCGTCGGGCAACCTGATACCGAGGGTAGGGGATAAGTACGCTGTATTCCATATAGAACTGCCACAGCAGTACATTGATGATGCTGAGTTGTCAGCACTTAAAACTTCTGTAAAATACCTCTATGAAAATGAGGTGCCTCAATATACCTATGCCGGGCAGATAGACCCAATATACTTCAGGAATAAATTCCTTAACATCCGCTACGCCTTGAACTGCGGGTATTATATCCGGCTGACTGACCCGGACTTCTTACCCGATGGCAGGGATATTCGAATCACGGCGGTTGAGTATCGTATAAATAATATTCTCAGGACGACTATCAACCTGTCAAATAAGGTGGAAGGTAAATCATTTACCAACAAGCAGAATAAGATTGATAACCTGAACGAAACGATTAATCGCGGCAATGAGGGTACGGCAAGTAAACTTCGTGCAAGTGAATATTTGCAAAGGGCGTTGGAGAATAATACGACGATTAATGGCGGTTTGATTCTGACGAGTTTGATACAGTTGGGGTATTTGAATAGTGAGGATGTATGGGTAAATACAGCAGGTGTAAACGGTATCTCACAAAATCCTGATGATGTGGCATATTATTCAGGAGGAACGCTTCAACAGGCGATAAATCTTGTAGAAAATCCGGAAGCAACGGAAGATGTGGCAAGTTTTGTTGTCACGCATTCTGGAAAACTGATAGCTAATCAGGCTATTATTAGAGGAAGGATTGAGAGTAACAAGGATGGTATAAAAATAACTATTGATCCTGCGGATAGGTCTTTTAAAATGCAAGATGAAGATTCTACAAGTGGTATTACAACTGATATTGTGTCTTTAAATATGTATAACAATCCGCAAATTGGTACTTATGCACGATTATATATGAAATGGCTGGTAGACTCCGGATATATAAGCACGAGTTTATCCCCTGGTACATTCCAGTTATATAACCCCAATCAAAACAATGAATTTCTTGTATCAGCATTAGGCAGGGGTTCGGGTTCTTTCCTTCATTTTGGCAATATTGATGAATTTTCGCCTGATGTAGATATAGAGAACCCTAGATTTACGGTGTATCTAAGCTATGATAGATTGGTAATGTTTGCAAATAATTTGCCGACATCAGATTTTGGTTTATTTAAAGGCCAGATTTGGAATGATAACGGTACGTTGAAAATAAAACAATAAAAAAAGCCCAAAACAGGGCTTTTTAATCTTTTTATTAAAATCATTGAGGATATTTAGTCGGGTCTGATTTGCCACTTTCACCCACTCCAATTCCTCCTACTCCTTCCACTAATTTAAAAATATTTTTAGTGTTCTTTTTCAAGGAGTAAACGGCATCAAGCATAATGACCAAATTATAATCAGTAAAGAAATATACTTCTGTTATTGAATTATCATTCACCCTGATTTCAGAAGATGTTTGTCCTTTAGATAAGTCACCAAGCTCACCAAGTTTGTAATATTTACCATCCTTTTTATAACCCACAACGCAATTGGTGAGTTTAACATCAACAGTTTGCTCGAATACAAAACTTGTGTAATCCTGATCGTTCTTATCGTCATCGCTGCTACATGCCATAAAAGGCAGAATTAAAAGAAGTAATAGTATCTTTTTCATAATTATTTTGTTTTTAGTTCAGTTTAATATATATTTGAATACATGGGCAATATCAGTTATTATGGATGAAGAGTTTATATATTCACGCCTGAATCAGTTATTTCGCAGGGCATGGCAATTAATAATACTTATTATATTGTTATCTGTTTGTTTGTTGTTTACAACTAAACATATAAAGAAACAAGATAAACGGATAGATGCTATCGAGAAAAGACAAGAATTATTATCTAAAGATAAATCCTATAATATACCCAATTAAACCAGCAGCTATAACATTCACTACTTTTCCTCTATATATTTTTTCACAGTATTTTTTATTATATCACTATATCTATAAATATCATCCAATGAATCTATTTTATTCTTGGTTTCTTTTTTATTTTCATCAAAAGTAGCCAGATATTTGGTAGTTGCCGAATTTAAATATAAACGGCATATTGGCTTTCTATTATTATCATCGAATAAGATAGCAAAATATGTTTGTGCATCCCTATAGGATACTCTTGATATATCGACAATTTCTCTTAATATAGCTTTTATTATCATAAACCCTTCCAGTTCTTCTTCTGTAGTGACTATTCCAGAATTATTTAAATCTGCATTTGATGTATCGGAAGTAGAATCTTTTTCCTCAGAAGCAGTTTCTGTCTTCAATGCTGATTTCAGTCTGTCTGATATAGTATCATTAATTATACCAGAAATAGATTTCTTAACCAATGATGTAAACTGATCTAAAAGTTTTGGCGTGATCATTCCCTCGTAGATTTGCTTAGCAATCAATTTAACAAATTCAGGGCTTGGAGATGAAAACTCTTTATTTAATATGTCCTTTAACTCTCTAGTATATTTCAATTCACTAGCAGAGCTTAAAATATTATCAATATCAAAATATGCCTTATGAAATTTCTTTAATTCATCAATTTGATGGGATTTTATATCTAAGAGGTTTATTTCTAAGAATGGTTTTTCATCCATCTTATTGGGCGTTTCCAAATCCGTATAAAACCTATATAATATACCATTAGTCAATAATCCGAATTTGGCTGGTGACACATGGAAATACCTTAAGAGTTGATTGTCATGTAAAGTCAACTCCTGGTTCCAATGCTTGCATTCAATCAAAAGAATTGGACTATTATTACTCATTATGGCATAATCTATCTTCTCCCCTTTTTTAGTACCAATATCACATATAAACTCGGGCATTATTTCAAGAGGGTTAAAAACATCATATCCTAAAGCTTGAAGCATAGGCATAACTAAAGCATTTTTTGTAGCCTCCTCTGTATGCAGGTTATCTTTTAATTTTTCAACTCTTTCAGATAACTGTTTTATAACATCTTTAAAATCCATGATTATTTAGGTATTAGTTGTGAAAGCAACAAAGCTATGAAAAATATTAACAAAAAAAAAGTGTCGACTTGTAAGATGACACTTTTATTGAATAATTATTTATCTAATAATTTTTTTACTTTTTCAATCCTATTATAAACCTTAATTACATCAAACTGTGAGAATGAAAATCCATATTCATTATATCCCATAGATTTATTAGTTTCAAGAGCGGTCAAAATATCATTTTCATACTGAGGATATTTACTTATAAGGTGTGTTGCCCGGGATTCATTTGCATCATTGTATATAACAATCAACTTCTTTAAAATATCAATTTCTTTTTGGTATTCTTTCTTTTTTCTGTAGAGGGCAGGTAATCTTTTATAAGCATGCATAGCATGATAATTAAGTGCCACATTTTCTTCATAGGCTTTAATAGCACCATCAATGTCTCCGCTTTTCTCACATTCTATTCCAATATTGTTTGTTCGGGCGCAATCATCTTGAACATAGTGAAGGTTATTCATTTCCTCCTTATTCCTTTCTGCTTTTTCTAACTCAATCTTATTTACTAAAGAGCAATTATATCCTTTTAATACATCTAAGTTTGTTTGCATTATTAAATCCCAACAATCAGAGCAATGAAATATTAGATACTTTAAATCTATTCTAACATTTGAATCTTTACTTAATGTTTTGTCTTGTATTATTTCTTCTTTAATTTCGGAAAGTCTAAATTTTGATATCCAATATTGTTTTTCTCCATTAAAATAATATTTATTTATATCAACTAATGTTTTCGAGTTTTTATAGCATGTCCCATATTCCTGTATTATAGGCTCTATTTCAATACAAACTAAATCTTCGTCATAATGGTCTTTAACGTAGTCAATATAATTCTCTATTTTATTACTTAGTTCAGTATGTTTATCCCTATCTACACTATAGTTAATATTTCTCTTGCAATCCATTAATGATTCGATGGTTGTTTGGGCAATTCTCTCTTTAGCATCTATTCTTTTTAATTGGGATATCTTTTGTTTGTAATTTGCAAATATATAATCAGATATTCTAATAACCATACTATTATAATATGATGAAAGTTCTTCCTTTTTATTATTTGCTCCACCATCTATTTTTAAAGGGAAATCTTCTTTCTCTAATTGCATGAACCAATATAAATGTTCCTCTATTGTGTCAACACGAGAGACTAAAGTTTCTAGGGAATTAGTTGATTCTATAATATTATAGCTCTCTTTCAATATCTGAAGTCTACGCATTGCTTCAGCCTTCTTTTGTTCATAAATATCAATATTGTTAGACCAATGGGGAGCAAAATTTCTATCTATTTCATCCTTCAAATCAGGCCTTTCAGATTTTAATTTTTCCAGTTGACTCGATAATGCATCTAATTTATCAATCTCCTCATTTAATTCATCACTATATTCATTAGATTTTTTTTGGGAATATTCTTCTATTGAAGTATCTTTTTTAAATACAATAGCAAAGACTAATATAAAAAGAAATGCTATCACTAATAATACTAAGAGTAATAATAGATAATCCATGTTTCATGTTCTTTAATTCTGAACATGAATATACGAAAAATGTTAAAATAACAAACTTATTTATAATATTCTTTCCCTCTTATATTTTCGTGGTCTTGCGAAATATGACTGTCTGTGCCTTTTATTTTTAATAAGAGCTGCTCAATGTCACTAATACTATTGATTTCGTAAGACTCTGCATCTACTCTAATAAATCCACTTACTCCTTTAGCTTCAAACAACTCTACAATACTAACATCTAAGGCATTTGCTATATTCTCTAAAGTCGAAATCGTGGGGTTTCCTTTTTCACTTAATGACTTAGATAATCCTACCTCTGTTATTCCCAGTCTATCCGAAAGGTCTTTTTGCGTTATACCTTTTTCTCTTAATATCTCTTTAACTCTTAGTTTAATCATATTACTGTCTTGATTTATTTCAGTTATACAACTACAAATATATTAAAAAGAACAAAATTAAACTATGGATATAATTAATTAACTTTTATTAACCGTATAAATACTAATACAATTAAACTTATAGTTGCATTTGTGACATCAAAATAAAACTAAGACTATAAGATTATGAAAACAACTTACAACAAATCAAAAATATTCAAACTTGCTCATCATTTAAGAAGAACCGAAGAGTTAAGCATGTCACAGGCTCTGAAATTAGCATGGAGCAAAGCAAGACGTGACGATTTCTATTTGATTATTGAAGTTCGAAAACCAAGAAGGCTCTATTATGTATGATATGAATTTGCTAGCTGAAAGCCTGACTAACTATTATGCAAATAACACTTACAACGGAGATTAACACCATAAAATATTTAACAATGGAAACACCAATTAACATCACAGTACAAGTACAAACATTATCCGGTAAGAGGATACCACTAGATGTATTTCTGAAAGGATATGATCAGGCGGTACAGACAGAGAGAAAGAAGAAACTAAAAGCGTATCAGTTTATCAGCGAATTAAGAATGTGGAATAAATTCAAAAAAGTAAAATAACTAAAAACAGAATGATTATGAGAACTAAAAACAGTAAAACAAATGAAATCGCAAAAAACATTGCAACCGGATTATTTGAGATTTTAGGAGACAATAAAACTTTGGCAATAGTTAAGAGCTCACCTGAAACGTCATTAACTCCTTCAGAAAATGATATACAATATATAAGCCATGTCTACAATGGAAATCGGGTGGAATTTAAATTAAATGGTAATATTATGGTAAATGCGACTGAAATGGCTAAACCTTTCGGTAAACGTTCTGCAGATTGGTTAAGGTTGCCAAATACATTAGATTTCATAAATACATTATTAAGACTAAAACCAAAGTGTGATAATCTCACTTTGGCTGATAATCAGCAAAATAACACTATGAATTTATACTATGGAGGTTTAGTTTTTACTCAAAGAGGCGGCAACAGTGCCGGCACATGGTTCCATGAAGATGTTGCACTCGAATTCGCTCGTTGGCTTTCTCCTGAATTTGCTATCTGGACAAATGACAGGATAAAAGAAATTCTGCAAGGCAAATATTCAAATAACAATAATGTAACCAACGAAGATATTAATAACTATATCGAGAAAAAGGTAAAAGAACTCAATGATGCTTTGACTAGGTATAACAAGCAGCTTAAAGAAAGATTTGGCTTTGATACTTTTGACAAAACATCCGAACTAAGAGGCTTCCAGGTTATAAATAAATCTGCTGATATCTACACGAATTTGAATACGCTATTTTCTACCATTCAGAATAATATGTCTACTTCTTTGTATTATACATGTTCTGCAATTAATTGCAGGGAGGAAATAGTCACAAATATGCTTTCAGACTTTATCAAGGATGTAAATAAGGAATTGAAAAAGAAAGTCTACTAAACTTAACGACTATGACAGAATTAGAAATTAAAAAATGCAAGTCTAAGCGGGATATTGACGAAAAGGCATGGATATACGCAACAAGCATCATTGATAGTGTACGCAATGGTAAGAAAGGGATTAGAGGTGAAGCATATTTCTGGCTTATGTTATATTATTTATATTATAGATGTGAAAATCCACATAAGGATGAAATTCGTCAGATAAAAGAAATCCTTAGTATTGCGCTTGGGGATGCTGATAATGTAAGTAATAGTTTTTGATAATAAGAGTTGATAATAATTGTGCCGGCTATAGAGTCGGCACTTTTAGAAAATAATATTCTATTAAGATATATTCTCATAATATTGCCAACACCTCAATCCCTTCATTATTTAAATCCTGTTCGATATTCCATAACCCGGATGGTTTTGTAAATGTAGTTTCCTGTTTTGTTGTTTTCAGGTATACGGAACTTTCATTTTGCAGGGTATAGGATAACTGGTCAGCAGAGCGGGTTACTTGAGTGTCGGTTGTAGGTATATAAGAGGTATAATTATCCGTTTCAATTTGCAGATTCTTTGCAAATACACCCGTACCGTCTCCAATACTTGTAGGGTTGGCGGTGACGTCAATTTCATCAGTTAGTATAACAACAATCCTTCCATAGTTAATAGTAGACCGTTCATATTGCACCCATATGTAATCATCTTTTGTTGCTACTATTCCGGCTTCCATATCAGAAGGCACTTTGTTTACAATCTCCTTACTAAGGGTATCAACCACTATATAACTGCTTGATGTGCTATAACCTCTTAATAAGATATACCTTCTTCCATCATTTTTTATCCAGATTGAATTTTTAGTGTTGGTAACATTATAAGTCGGTGTAAAAAAAGCGTGTCTTATTGTAATACCTACATTTGATACATAATGAATTTCATTATTTGTTATATTACTAACACCATTATCTGTAATAATAGAATTTGTTACTGCATAGTTTGTACTTTCTTTCTCAATCAACAACTTTACACTATCCAAATAATTACCATAATCAACACGTGGTATATCAGCCCCTACAAGCTGCATATTTTTATCAGTATCAAACAACGTAGCGGATGAAGCACGGGAAAAAGTAAAAGGTACGGGCATCCCTGTTTTGTTATCCATGGCATACACTACACCTGAAGCAGTGGCAACAGGTAAAAGTATAATTTTAGCGTTTCTCTTGATTTGGGTATCCAGATTATTATAAAGGCTCGTGAGTAAGTCTTTATCTACATTTACCCCTAAAATTTGTAATTCAGAGATAAAACGGTTCAGTAACCTGGATACCCTAGATAAAAAGAGCTTCTTTTAGTTTTTCGTCGGCGTTGTCAGGTGTAAGGGTTTCGCCGTTTAAGATGACATCCGTAATATTTGTTTTTCTATAATCCTGATTATCTATTTTCCATTGTATTTCAATATCATGAAGAATCCTATATCCTACAGAATTTGGAGGATTAACAGATATTACGCCCAGCTCATCATTAAAGGTTATCACACCTATTTCGTTAACATTAACTAATAAACTCATTACCGATTAATTTTAAGTTTGTTATGTATTCAAATATAGTAGAATATAAACGTAAAACAAGCCTGTCTGGGTAAAAAAATTGTTACTTTACCTGTATTACGTCACTTATTTTTGTAGTAAAACAAGGTGACAGCAATTCCTGTTTAAGTTTCCAGTACTTATTAGTTCCCTGTGAAGCCAGATTGAGAACATTTCGGTTGAATCCTTTATTGAGGCTGTCAACTACTTTCATTAACCTATTATGCTTATCTCTGTCTACTTTATCGAACAGATTCATTTGTATACCTGTATCCGGTACTATCTCGGTAATGATAACACCAGCTTTCTTATAAATGAATCCTTTCTTAAATATCTTCTCTAATGCTTCTACAGCATAATGACATATCTCTATTGAACTGCTAGTAGGCACAGGTAAAGTAATAACGCAATTCCTGAAATACTGAGGCAAATCTTCCCGAAAGTTATTTGTATGGATAAATACCATCAGGGAACATGCACATGATTTTTGCGCCCTTAGCTTTTCCGCACAGATAGAAGCATAATAAGATACAGCTTCTTTCATTCCTTCTAACTCCGTCTGTGTTTGTCCGAATGCCCGTGAAGTACATATTTGCTTTTTATCAGGTTGTACTAATTCTAAATCTATACAGGATTTACCGTTTAACTCTAACCATGTACGCTCACCTACAACAGTCATATTCTTTCGTACCCATGAACGGCTCAGTTGAATAAAGTCATAGGCCGTATTAACTCCCTGTGATTTTAGTTTCTTTTCGTTGCGGTGACCTATTCCCCAAACATCGCCAATCTCTGTTAACTGCAGGGCCTTAATACGTTTCTCTTCTGTATCAATTATACACACATTTTCATATGCTTTATATTTCTTAGCGAACTTATTAGCACACTTAGCGAGTGTTTTTGTCTGAGCCACTCCCATACTAACAGGAATGTTTGTCCATCGGGTTACTGTCTTTGTCACATGTTTACCATATTCTTCAAGGTCGTGCATACCTGCAAAATCTAAAAAAGCTTCATCGATACTATAAACTTCGATATTTGGTGTAAAACTTGATAGTATTGTCATTACCCTGTTGGACATATCACCGTATAGTGTATAGTTAGATGAAAATACAGCAATGTTATATCTCTTTATTTCTTCTTTAATCTGGAATGCCGGAGCACCCATTTTAATGCCTATTTTCTTAGCTTCTGCACTCCGTGCAATAACACATCCGTCATTGTTACTAAGAACAACAACAGGCATATTCCTGTATTGAGGCTGAAAGGCTCTTTCACAAGATGCGTAAAAGTTATTACAATCTACTAATGCATACATACTAAAAATCCATTACAGGCGGTTTCTTAATTATTTCAATTACTACACCCCATATTATAAAGTCATTCTCTGAGGTTACTTTGATAGGCTTATACTTTTCGTTAGCCGAATGCAACCAGATTACACTGTCTTTATCTTTGTCCTTCAGGTTTAGATATTTTGCGGTATACTCTCCATCAATGAAGCATATTACCATTTTACCGTGTTTGTAAGGCTCAGCTCTGTCAACGATAATCAAGTCCCCGATATCAAGCCCTGCATCTTTAAGGCTGTCACCTGATACCCTGGCAAAGAATGTTGCTGAAGGATGCTTAATAAGTTCTTTGTTTAAGTCTATGGAAGATTCAACATAGTCTTGTGCCGGACTCGGAAAGCCAGCCTTAATATTCCCCACGAAAGGGATAGGCATGTCCGACCCAGTATCTACTGAGTAGAAAATAAGTGATTTGTTTTTTGTCATATAGTTTTTCTGTTCCCAAAACGAAGATATAGAGAAAAATATCACGATTATGTTAATACTCACAGTTTAACTTTTTCGATGATTTATGTTAAATATAACATTTTTGTTATATATTATTTGGAGGATTATAACATATTTGTTATATTTGTATTGTCAAACAAAAAGAGTTCTTTGATAATACTAACTAAAATCGAAAGCCAATGAAATTTTCACAACTTTATCGGTTACTTGAGAGCAACGGCTGGGAGAAGAAAAAAGGAGGGAAACACTTCAAATATGTTCATCCTGAATTTAAGTATCCTATACCAGTCGGTCGTCATCCAAGTAAAGAGGTTCCTACAGGAACGCTCGAGAAGATACTAAAGGATGCGGGTTTGAAAAAATAACCCGTATCCTCTTTTCGAGGAAGATTTGAGTTCATTGCTTCGGTTAAGTAAACAACACCTCTCATGGAGAAAAGAAAAATATGAAAAAAAACATGATGTCTATAAGAGGAAAAAATTGAAACGAAAGGGTAGATTTTTATTAATCATTAGTATTATTTAGAAATCTGGTGTTTGAAAGTTTGTTGTTTACTGTCTACCTTTTCGTTTTATCACTACAACATTATGAGAACAAATAAATTAACAGCAGTAATTGAAAAAGCCTCAGACGGTGGATATGGAATATATGCGCCTGATTTGGAAGGATTGTCTTTGTTTGGTTATGGGGAAACAGAACAAGAGGCCAAAGAAAATCTGGAAGAAAACTTAGAAATGATTATTGAACATTTCCAGGAAGAAAATACACCAATGCCTGATATTTTGAATAATGGAGATATATCATTTGATTATAAATATGATATATCCGGGTTCTTCAAATCATATCCTATATTTAATGTATCTGAGTTAGCTAATGCACTGGATATTAATCAATCACTTTTAAGGCAGTATAAACAGGGTCTTACCTATGCATCACCCGACCAGAAAAAGAAGATAGAAATAGGAATACATGAAATAGCAAAAAAATTAAGTGCGGTTCGATTTTGATATTATCAAAGTCTCTTGTTTGACAAAACAATGCACTGAAAGCCTCTTTAACCGGAGGCTTTATTATTTATTACTACTCAGCTTATCCATTAACTCCTTTAACAACACTACCATATTCTTTTGTGTATCAACCGATTTAGAATAGCTTTGCGCATATTCTTTTGATATTTCCATTGCATCCTTTGCCAATTGAACAACATCCTTACTAAGTTCTGAATTATCTTCCATAGCTTTGGATATTGCCTTCGCTATAGTCTCAAAAGATTTTGAATATCTGTTTTCGGCCAACCTTAGATTCTCATTATCAGATTTCAAAAGTTCCCCTTCTCCGGTTAGCAGGTAAGATTTATTTATGTTTTCAAGTTTCTTACTCATTAATTCAGCTATTTTCTTACTAATAGTTGTCGACTTATTTGTATTTTTTATACTGTATAATGTTTGTACACTTACTTCTAATCTATCAGCCAATTCACTTATTGTAATTTTATATACTCTTAATATCTCGTCTAATATCTCAATTGAACGTTTCTTGTCTATATCCATAATGTATAAATCGTATAAAAAATTGCAGATAGTTATGCGTAATGTAAAAACATTATTTAATTATTTATGTTCTACAAATATATGGTTAAAAGATAAACAATCTGTCTCAATCTAATTCTTTTTTCTTGAATTACCATCTGATAGGTATCGAACACAACCATTTGTAAATACTCTTAGACACTTCACAAAGCAGCGTTAAGCACATGAAAATCATGTGATGTGTTGCATTTATTCAAATATAAACACATAATACAATGAGAAAGGAAATTTATCAAGTAGTGAAGGAGGATTTAACTATCCGTGATTTTATGTCAATCTTAAATCTTAAAGAAGAATCGCATCAAAATATCGAAAAGAATATCTTTTATGATTTTAGAGGTGGCAAGAAGATATACAAACATACGCTTTTCATTATTATTTATTAATCATTATCTATACCATATAGCACAAACTGTGTGTATTGTGCCAATTTTTATCTATTCTGGCATAAATAATCAATACATTCTTTTATAAACCCAAAACAAACCATTATATTTGAAAACATAGGGTTGTAAAAAACCCTCTTAGCCTATCCCAAGGTGCTTGTAACACCTTTAGGTTAAGACACGAAAGGTACAAGCTTTCGCATCAACAAGCCAAGAGGGCAATAAATTGATTATTTATTGATGCAAAAGTAACCAAAATGAATGAGGATTTAATTCGATTGCAGGAAGAAATGTTATTATTTATTGATTCGTTGCTCAAAGGAGATTATACTACTCTAAAGATTAAAATTGGCATAGTTGGTATATTGTGGATGTTTGTTTTTATCGCAATAGTTATAGACTTAATTAGTGGATATACAAAGGCAAAACAAAGAGGGGAAGTAAGGACTTCCTATGGATTAAAAAGGACAGTTTCAAAATTTACATTATATTTTTCTTGTCTTCTACTTGCCTTCATGGTTGACGCAATATTAATGTATGTAATATCTTCTTTCAATTTTATTATTCCTGCTATACCATATGTAAGTATTATAGGAAGTATTTATCTGATATATGTCGAAGCCCGCTCTGTCATGGAAAAGGCAGAAGATAAAGAAAAAGTAAGGCTTACAAAGAACTTATCTGAATTAATAACATTTCTTGAAAACAAAGATGATGTGATAAAAGCAATTTCAGAAACTATAAAAAAGGCACAGGAGAATGATACCAAATGATTTTGTAAATAAATACTATCCATTCGCTAAACAGACACAGGATAAGACAGGTATAGATGCACGCTTTATACTTGCTCAGGCAGCGCTTGAAACAGGGTGGGGGAAATCGGCACCAGGCAATATGTTTTTTGGAGTAAAAGCTAACACAGCAACACCGATGAATAGAAAGCAGCTTCTTAAAACCAGAGAGGTGTTAAAAACAAATGCAATAAAATTTCCTGAAATAATATCCATAAAGCAGCGTCCGGATGGCAGATATGATTATGTTGTAAAGGATTGGTTCAGAAAATACGAAACGCCAGAAGAATCATTTACTGATCATGCTAAATTCTTCTTTGATAATCCGAGATACTCCAGTGCGTTAAAAGTAAAATCAAATCCATATAAGTTTGCTGAAGAAATTGCAAAAGCAGGATATGCTACAGCTCCAAATTATGCAGATAGTCTAAAATCAATCATTAAAATTGTAGAAAATTATTTACAATGACACAAAAAGATCACCATGATATATTTAATATTATAGGCATTATTATATGTCTGGTTGGCTTATTTCTGTTATCAGGCTGCAAATCAAACGTTCAATATATACCTGTAGAAAGTGTAAAAACAGAATACAGGGATAAACTCATACGGGATTCTATTTATCTGAAAGAGTTAGTGCGTATATATCAACGAGGCGACACCATATTTAAGGATAGTATAGTATATAAATACAAGGATAAGCTGGTAAAGGATACCATAAATATAACAGATACTATTCGGGTGCCATATCCTGTCAAAGGAGATATTATTGAAGTAAACAAATTGAAGTGGTATCAGGAAGCATCAGTATGGTTCACATCGATTGCGTTGATATTGATCACACTGTTCTTACTTATGAAATACAGGAGTAGAATATTCAACTTTATAAAAAATACGATTCTAAGGATTTAAATATTTGAATTTTCATTTGTTTTCATATAGGTATTATTTTATGGTTAATTATTTATGTTTTTAGTTATTGAGGTGTCCGGCTTGTGAAAGTCGGGCATTCTTTTTATATTGCAATTCCAATGAAGCTAAAAATGCCCTTATTTTGTAAAAATGCCCAAATGTTTTACATATGTTTTACGAAGTATCTAGAGATTAAAAATAAATTACTGATAATCACTTTATTGCGTAAATGTTGGCATCACTTTGAGGGGGTGGTGCCGGTAACGGTGTGTGAGTTCAAATCTCGTCGTGCGCACAAGAGGAAAAGGCTTTGTACAAGCCTTTTTTTAATGTTTTTGCATAAACCTAAAACAAACAAAAAATGGCTTTATTTGGGTTTGAAATGTTTTACGAATGTTTTACAATTGATGATTTGTTTTACAAATGCTTTACAGAAAAATGTATATATTTACCGCGGCTAAAAATATAAAATTATGTCTGCTACACTAAAACCTGTTGTCCTGAAACATCAAAAAAAAGAAGATGGTACATATAACATAAAAATACGTGTTACTCTGAACAGGCAATCTGCATATATCCCAACAATTCATTTTGTAACCAAAAAGCAAATTGATGAAAAGTTTAAGATTAAAGATAAGGCTTTTTTACTTGACCTAGATAAGTACTTAATTCCATATCGCGAAGCTATTATTTCTATTGGTGATAACGTCTATAGCTATACAGCTAAAGGATTAGCTGAACGATTAATTAAGATTGTCCGGCCGAAAGCTAATAATCTTAATTTTATGGACTATCTGGATGATAAGTGTAAATGGTTAAAGGAAAATAAAAAATCCAACTATGATAATTATAAGCCCTTGTATAATCATCTGGTTAAATTTGATAGTGATTATATAGATTACAGGACAATAACCTCGAATTATCTGAAACAGTTTGAAAAGCATCTTCTTAACAATGGTGTTGGTTATATTGGCATTGCTAAGTATATGGGTTGCCTGAGAGCTACTTTTAATGAAGCCAGGAATGAATTTAACGATGAAGATTCAGGTACTTTAGTAATTTCGAATTATCCATTCTCAAAATATAAGATACCAAAAGAACCAGAGTCAGAGCAAAAAGCTTCAGGGATTGAAGTTATTATATCGATTATAAATTATAACCCAAAGACAAGGAGGAATGAATTTGCGAAAGATATGTTTCTTTTATCGTTTTATCTTATTGGTATGAATGCTGTTGATATTTATTCATGTAAGTCGAAGATTAAGTCCGGCAGAATAACTTATCAACGTAGTAAAACAAAAGATAAAAGGTCAGATAATGCAGAAATTTCAATTAATATAGAGCCTGAAGTCCAAAGTTTAATTGAAAAATATTCTGATAGAGATAAAGAATTTACTTTCAATATATATAAAAGACATTCATCCAGCAAAGCATTCAATCATTCTTTGTCAAGAGCATTTCAGGAAATAGGAAAGGAGCTGGGCATTGACAAGTTGACATTCTATTCAGCCCGGCATTCATGGGCAACTATTGCATCACACAATTGTAAAATAATTGATAGTCATATTGCGAAATGTCTTAACCATATCAGTCTTGAGCATCGAATAACGAATAAATATATTAAGCGCGACTGGTCTCTTATAGATAACTGCAACAGGCAGGTTATTGATTTTGTAAATGAAAAATTAAAAGAAAAAAGCGAGTCAAAATAACCCGCTTTATAATCTATCCATACATTGAACCTATACCTGTAAGGAGCCATGCGGGATTCATTCTATATCTAGTCATCATGTATAGGCATACATTATAAGGTATATTATTGTTTTTTCCGGCTTTCAAATCGTAAATATGCTGTGACGGGTATTGCATTTCTTCGGCAAGTGAATATATACTAGCTACTTCTCCTTTATCGATCCGGATTTGCAGAAATTCAGTAAATCTTTCTGTGATTTGTTTCATTAATTTATTTTTATCCTGATCTAGAATAATAGTAGCTTCATTTTTATCAAACATATCTCCTTTTCCTGTGAACAACCAATGGACATTTACATCAAATCTTGTACTCATATGAGCTAAGGTGTAAAGGGCTACCATTTGTGTGTCACTATCAATAGCTACCTGTAGGTTACCTCTATTGGTACAAACTTTTGAGGCGAATTCTCTCTCGTTTTTATATTTTCCTATTTCTTTCAATTTATCTTTAGCTTCTGAAAATCGTTTTGTGATTGCCCTACCTATTTTCAGATTATCACTTCCTATCTTTGGCATAGTCTATAATTATGGTTAAGGTGTTATTTACAATTTCATTTGTCTAGCAACAATCTGAACAGCATTATATAATTCGTATGTGTCGTTTAAGTTTATAATAAAATCATCACCGTATACAGGATTCAATGAGTGGCATGTAATTGTGCCATGATCAACATCATGATTCACTATTTGCTTTATCATAATGCCCTCTTTATGCACAATAATAAAATACCATTCTTTTATATGTAATTTATTAATCCAAAGGTCTTTTCTTACCTCACGCCCCAGCAATATATCGCCATCCTTAACAGAATCGGCAGAGCCGTCGTACATGCTGTCCCCTTCTACCTCGAAGCACATATATTTACCTTTAAATGTCCTGTCATGGATAATAGGAATGATTGGTAATTCATTGATAAATTGTGAATCCCCATATCCGGCAAGATAACCGGCTCTGGCTCTGATTGGTACTAATGGAACATATTCAAACCCGCTTATAGCAACTTTTTTCACAAGGTCCATTGTTGCAATTTGTGCTAAATCTTCACTGCTTGGGATTACTGTCCCATGCTTCCTGCTAAACAGGTAATTAAACAGTGTTTCTAAATTTGCATTTGTAGGTTCATTTTTTCCGTCAATCCATCTTTTAAGTTGGTTTGGGGATATCTTCGTTTCTTTCGATATCCGGTACATGGATAGTCCGCTTTCACGTAACATCTTTAAGGCTTCTTGTAATTTTTCTTCTTTATTCATGTTTTTAGTTATAATAAAATAATGTCAAATATAGGTATTTTAATATTTATTAACGTCAAATATGATTATATATATCTAAATGACACTATATTTGTAGTGTTATTAGTTGCATGCTAGTTAAAGCACAAATATAAGTAGCTAAAGATACGCAAAACAATAATCAAAATTGAGTATTTATGGAAATTTTAACTACAAATATGATTAACACGGTGTCATATATTACTATTGAAAAGAAATTTTCTCAGTTTGTAGATGAATTTCACGACATGGGAATAAATGATTTTGATGAATTGGTAGATGGTGTAAGGGTATGTGTTGACTTCGATACAATACATATTAACGGGCTAAAAATAAAGTCTATTGAGATAACTGATTGGGATAATGACGAACCAATAGATAATGAATATTCTTTTACCCTTCGCCAGTCAATAAGGAATAAAGTGACTGAATATAATAATACTCCTTTAATAACTGAAGATAGCTTGCAATCTGAGAGAAATTTCAGGGATATGATAATGAATGATAGATGGTAACTAAATAACTAAAAATATGGAAAATTTGAATGTACAATATGGAATATCCTTGTCTGCTGATTTTGAAGAAAATACTTACACTTTTGAAATGGAAGATGGCTTTTCTGTAAGTTCTGGCGAATTCGCAATACTGCCTAAAGAGGAATTTGAAATGTTGATAAACCAATTAAATAATGAATGAAATGAATAATAGTAATAGTAATAGGTGTTTTATAGTTTCTTATAATTATGTAAATATACAAGGCCAGTCTGGCCATGGGAATATGGGTATTCGAACTGATGGATGCTATTTTAATAGGAATGTGTTTTAAAAGATAGTTGAAAAATCATCTATAGAGCATAATCTTATCCCTATAGACTCTCACAAAGTGGTAATAACATTTATATCGGAAGTGAATAAAACAGATTTCGATACTTTTTACCAAGAATAACACCATGAAACACTTAACGACAATAACCCTAACAATAGCAATACTCGCATTATTAGCTGATTGCAACGGAACAGATTTGTTTGTATTCTTCAGCTTCAAATTTGCCGCTTTCCTTCTTGTTCTCGCTAGTTGGAAATATTGCAAGGCTCATATAATAGAAAAAGCGGAGAAGTTCAATAAGTGGATTGATGGTATTGTAAGATAGGATACCAACTAAAAGCATAAATAACTACCATGAATAATGAAAATTATATTCCTCTTACAAATAGAGAAAGTGAAATACTGGAGTTAACCGCAATTGGTTTGTCGGCAGAAGAAATTGCAGATAAATTGAACCGGTCACCTGAAACAGTAAGAAAAATTATTTCGAACATAAAAATAAAGTTGAACCTTCAAAAGGCTACAGAATTAGCAGCAGCATATTGGTGTCATATTTTGGGTACCTCATTAGAAGAAAAAAGAAAACAAATACTTGCTGCAATTATGTTTTTTATTGTATCTATTTCGTTACCATTTGAGCATTACGAGGCAACAAGAATTCGAAGAACATCCAGGCAGATGTATAAAACAGAAACAAGGATTATTTACCGTAAAGAAGCGTAAGGATATGAAAAAGGATGACAAATTAGAAGAATTATTCGACACTATGTCGGAGCAGGAGCTTGACGAGTTCCTGAGTGATATGTTCGGAGTATGGATGGAAGAAATTTCTTTTTCCAAAGTAGGTGCTCCATTAAGAAAGGATTACAGGGTTAAAATATTGATGTCTTACGCTTTAAAAAAGTTGCGCCATGATACAGTTAGGTAAGTTTTATATTATTCCCATGACACAGGAGATACTAACTCATATAATTGCTAAGGCTATTGAGATTGGAGAAAAGAAAAAATCTATAGAATTGGGCAATGAATCAGCATTTGTATCTCAGAGTAAAGCTGAAAAGATAGTTGGTCAGGCAAATTTGCGAAGATGGGAAGAGCAGGGACTAATTGAGGGCATCCGGGATTATTGTGTCGGCCGTGAAAACTCAAAGAAAAGATATAGTGTTATTAAACTTATGGCCGTGGCAATGAATAAGAATCTTATCAAAGATTTAAGTCCAAGAGCCAGAGCGGAATTTAGGGAAATTAACGGTGAAATATTATAGATAAAACATTGGATTATAGCGAAATAATTGTATTTAAATACTTGATAATGTGTGATTATTTCGCTATATTTATAAAGGATAACAGTATTTTTTTGAGTATATATAAACATAAAACAAGCCAAATGAAAAAGAAACAAATTAGAAAAGGAACAAAAGTTATCTGCGCTTTATGGAATAAGTCCGAAGAAGCGAAAGTAAATTATCTGAATCCGAATACCGGAATGGTAGGATTAAGATACAAAGGTAGTAAAGCTGAATATACAGCGAGTATTAACGATTGTGTGAGGGTGTAAGGTATGAGGATAGAAAATAGAAAAATGTTAGATGAGATAATAGACAATATCCCTGCATTCAAAATGTACGAAAGAGGGTATAAATGCAGAATAGTTGTTACAGGTACATTCTTATTACATATGAATGGATTAGCAGATAGTTTTAAGGATATAGATATTCTTATTGTTGATGCTCCTAAATCATTTTGGAGTGAACTATTCTCAAATGAATACAGATGGGATATCAAGGACTATGGAGATTATAAAAGCGTTAAAGTTGTCAGAAACGGTTTTACATATAATCTTATCGAAGATGATACATACAGTGAAATAGGTAACGGTTTTATTGATTGTAATGGTGAAATAGAAATAGACACATTATATCATGCTTGCAAGGCAAAAGCAAACTTAAATAGACCTAAAGACCGTGATTATTTTAAATATCTTATAGAAAGGATTAAACATCTACAACCATGAACCGCACCCGCAAACAACCCTACTACTATATCAACGATATAGGCGAATTAAAACCCGATGTAGACAATGGAAGTGAAAGAGATAAGATGCGATTTAAAATCGGAAATTATTTCTTAGATGAAGGTCTGGCAAGGCAAAAACAAAAGGCATTCTTAGAAATGCTGTCAATAAAAAGAAGATTATTAGATAAAGTAAAATCATTTATAATTTAAAAATTAATCAATTATGGATTACGAAGTATTAGAAGTAAATGCACCGAGCATTCAACAAATTGACGCTATCGAAAGAGCGAATGTAGATACTCAGGTAGCAACAGCAAAGCAGTTTCCAAGAGACTTAAAAAGAGCATTGAATAATTCTATTGCGATAGCGACAATGGATTCAGAAGTAGCGCAATCATGTACTTATGCACTACCAAGAGGTGGCAAACCCATCACAGGGCCATCTGTACATCTTGCCAAGATTATTTCGCAATGTTACGGGAATATTCGAGTAGAATCAAAGGTGGTTGAGATAAATCAAAAACATGTTGTTTCTCGTGGTACTGCTTGGGATTTAGAAAACAACTATGCTGTTGCATTCGAGGTGAGAAGAAGTATTGTAGGGAAAACAGGACAACGTTTTAATGACGATATGATTACAGTTACCGGCAATGCCGCAAACTCAATAGCTTATCGTAATGCCGTTTTATCTGTAGTTCCAAAAGCGATAACCGATAAGGTGTATAAAGCAGCACAAGAAGTTATTACAGGGAATCTATCAGACGAAACAGAGTTAATAAAAAGACGCAAAAAAGCTGTTGACGCTTTCAAAGATGATTTTAGTATCACCGAAGATGAATTGGTAAAGCTATGTGGAAAACAAACAATCAACCAAATAAAAAAAGATGAAATCGCATTGCTGTTAGGTTTTTATCAATCGCTGAAAGATGGCGATACAACGCCTGAAGATTTACTGAAAAACATCCGTCCTAAAAATGCGCCTGAACCTAAAGAAATAGACCCGAAGCAGCAAGATATATTCTTTTCTGAATGTCAATTCAACCCGGACTTAGCGCCTGAATATTTTGCACAGGGAAAAATTAGTAAAGACCAATTCGATAGTATTAATAAAGCTAAAAAGTAACTAATAGCCATGCAGCAGCGAACAGAACAATGGCATCTTTTCAGGAAAGCAAAATTTACAGCATCAGAAATAGTAAAGATATGCGGAACAGGCAAAACATTTGACACAGCCGTATTTGAAAAAGCATATGAAGCTATATTGCCGGATGATGTGTATCTGAATGAATCCCTGAATCAACGTTCGTCTGCTGCCATGCAATGGGGTACTGATTGGGAAGATATGGCAAGGGACCTATACGAGGAACGAACAGGACGTGAAGTTACGCAAGTAGGTTTTATTGAATATACCCGTGATTCGGGGGGTAGTCCTGATGGTATTGTTGAACGTGATAATGGACAAATCGAAATAAAATGCCCTTTCAATGGAGCAAATCACGTGAAGTTCTTTCGGATGAAGAAAGCAGAAGAACTACTCGATCTAACGCCCGATAGTAAACAGTATTATTATCAGATGCAGTTTAATATTCTGATAAATAAATCAAACTACTGTGATTTTATATCCTTTGACCCCCGTGTTCGGCCCATTCTGCAAATGCGAATAATCCGGTGCTATCCTAACGATAAGATAATGAAACTCATTGACGAATCAATCGTAAAAGCATCGACACTCAAACATCAGATAATAACTGATATAATAAGTAATTCAGTTAATAAAATTGTAAAAGAAAAAGTAATTATGGAATGAACCTAATTGAAGCAATCAACAAAATAACCTCACAAAAGAAAGAGTCAAATATTTACCCACATCACGCAACGTTTAAAGAAGTTTCTAATGAAATGGGTATTGATATACTGGAAGTAAAGGAAAAGGTTATAAAACTAGGCTTAACCTTCAAAAGAACTATAAACGATTTTTATATAGAAGAAATAATTTAAAACATTCAATTATGGCATTTTTTAAAGTAAAAGCGTCGTATAACGCAACAAAAGAAAACGGTAAAGTAGATAAAATAACTCGTGAATTCCTTGTCGATGGCATTCTGTACGGTGAAGTTGAATCACGTATTGTAAAAGAGATATCTCCATTCGTTCATGATGGTGAAATATTCCAGGTGATAACAAGATACCCATTGCAGGAAACTATCTTCAATGGAGGGGACAAGTACTTCAGAATACAACTTATTTATTCTACAACTGACGACAAAGGAAAAGAAAAGGAAACAAAGACATTTGCTCTTGTTCAGGCTGATGAAATAGCCGGGGCACAGCTTAATCTTATCGAGTTTATGAAAGATTCTATCATGGATTATAAGATAGGAAAAGTGGAAGCTACAAAGATAGAGGAAGTATATTTCTATTAAAATTATAATTATATTTGACATTATTGATAATATTTAGATGTATAAATTATGATTATAATTAAAAATATAACTATATTTACATCCAAAATACCCCTAGGTATTTTTTTTAGGGGTATATAAACCCAAAACAAACCAAAAAATAGTATTTTATGACAAAAGAAGAAAAAATTAAAAGGGTAGTGGATATGCTTAAGGAGTCCACTTTAACGAATTATCGAATCGGAAAGGATACCAATATTTCCGCAAACCAGATAAACAGATACCGTAAGGGGCTGAATGTTCCAAATCCGGTATATGGTGATGTTTTATATAAATATCTGTCAGAAAAGATGTCTGTACCTGAAGAAGTGGAAGCGTAATATATAGCATTGAAAGTAAAATATGATCAAGATTAAATCTCTAACCATAAACTTGATTAGAATCGTTATTTATTATCCTTTATTAAGATTGAAAGGATATTCTCATGGCGTTTCTCTATGGGCAATAATATGTAAGTAAATTATTATGAATGAGGAAGAAAAAATATCAAGTTTTATACCTATAAATCGTGGGATATTCGAGCATAAATTATGGAATGATAAAAGAGAATTCTCCCGATTTGAAGCATGGCTATACCTAATAAAAGAGGCGCGATTTGAGGATTCTATAGTACTTGATAAAAATACGCACGTCACAGTAAAAAGAGGTCAGGTATATGCTTCTATTCGCTTTCTGGCAAAGGCTTGGAGGTGGGGGGAGAAAAAAACACGCCTTTTTCTTGATTTCCTTAAGTCCGATTTTATGATAAAAATAGACACAGCAAAGGGCACAACTCAAAATATTATAACTATCTGTAATTATGAATTATATAATAAGAACCCAAACAAAAAAGGCACAGTAAAAGACACAACAAGGGCACAACAAGGACACAACAAGGGCACAAAATCTAATACTGTAAATAATGATAATACTGTAAATAATATAATAAAAATAAAAGAAGAAAATTTTTTTGTTAAAAATGAGTACATCGAAATCATGACAGAAATGACACATGACCAATTATGGTTGGAACAAAATATCTGTATGAATTTTAGAATATCGTTAGACGAAGCGCATGAAAGTATAAAAAGATTTTTTGTTAAAAAAACGACTGAAGGACAAGATGACAATCCTACATTGAAAGACTGCAAATATCATTTCGCTAATTGGTTAAAAATCGAGCAAACAAGAAGAGAAAAAGATTATCCGGTTATAAGCCAAAATAAATACAATTCTGAGAGGATATGTGAATGGGAGATACCGAGGCTTGATGAAAAAAGAAAACAGAAGTATAGCGTCTATTTGAATGAAAAAAGGCGATATGAAAGTTCAAATATAGAAGTTAAATTTTTAGGATTTGTAGATTAAACAGAGATATGAACATAAACGGATTTGAAATAGATAAAAAAAATCAATACAATTTACCGGAAGGCGTGAGGCGTTCTGTGTGTCCGATATGTTCGCATAACCGTAAACCCCAGAATCAAAAAGTTAAGGTATTGATGATTGACTGGGAAAGAGGATTAGCAACCTGTCAGCACTGCGGGGAAATACTACAATTACATACCTACAAGAAAAAAAACGACAATAAGCCAAAAGTATATTCAAAACCTAGATGGAGCAATAGAACCGAATTATCTGACAAACTCGTTAAATGGTTTGAAGGAAGGGGAATCGGTCAACTTTCTCTGAGAATGCTTAAAGTTTCCGAAGGTAAGGAGTATATGCCGCAGGTAAGCAAAGAAGTGAATACAGTCCAATTCAATTACTTCCGGGACAGCGAACTTGTGAATGTAAAGTACAGGGACGGTGCAAAGAATTTCAAGCTGTTTAAGGACGCTGAGCGGATTATGTACAACCTTGATTGTTGTAAAGCCAGTAAGGATGTAATCATTGTAGAGGGAGAAATGGATGTACTTTCTTTCGTTGAAGCCGGATGTATGAATGTCCTTTCAGTACCTAATGGTTCTACTTTGGGTAATTCAAATCTTGAATATATAGATAATTGCATCCAATATTTTGAAAATAAAGATAAAATATATCTGGCTCTGGATAATGATGAAGCTGGGCAGAATACGACGAAGGAGCTTGTACGGAGATTTGGTATCGAAAAATGTTTGCTTATAGACTTTGAAGACTGCAAAGACGCAAATGAATATTTAATAAAATACGGAAAAGAAAAACTTGCATATCGTATAAACGCAGCCAAAGAAATACCCATTGAGGGTGTTAGCTCTGTAAATGACTGGAAAGACGCTTTTGAGGATTACCTGATTAATGGGATGCAACAGGGATATATCACCGGAATAAAAAGCTTTGACAGAATATTTTCTACCTATACAGGGCAGTATATTGTTGTTACCGGAAAGCCAAGTTCAGGTAAAAGTGACTTTGTTGATATGATGTGCCTCGGATATAACAATCTTTACGGATGGAAAGTGGCAATCGCGTCTCCTGAGAATAAACCAAATACGATTCACGCAGGAAAGATAATATCAAAAATAGCAGGGAAATGGGTAGACAGAAAAGAATATTTATCGGAATCCTGGTATAAAGCGGCGTTAGACAAGATAAACAACACTTTCAAATATATTGACTTAAGCGATGGGTACGATTTGGACTCAGTACTGGATAAAACTCAGAGCCTGATATTTAAGTTCGGAATAAAAGTTTTGGTTATTGATCCATACAACAAAGTACGGTTGAAATCATCGTTAAATAAGAACGTAAATGAATATACAAACGACTACCTCATAAAGATTGATGAATTTGCCCGGAAGCATGATATCCTTATCTTCCTTGTAGCCCATCCAACAAAGCCAGGACAAGACAACAGGCAGACTTATGAGCCTACATTCTATGACATAAAGGGCGGCGGTGAGTTCTATGATATGTCTCCTCATGGACTGCTTATTCATCGTGATTATGAAAATAATCTTGTCAAAGTAAAAGTGCTGAAGGTTAAATTCTCTCATTTAGGGGAAAACAACGCACATACATGGCTTAAATGGAATAAAACGAACGGAAGATATATAGATCATGAATATCAACATGATAAGGCTGAGAATGTAGAAAGACCGATCATAGACGATTCAAACTGGATAATAAAAGAAGAAAATAATATACAACAACAAGGCTTTGATTTTAATTCAATTCCAATTAATAGCATGGAAAATGAATTCTTAAAAGAGCCCATGAATTTAGAAGATGTTCCATTTTAAAAAATAAAACTATCATGCCACGATTAGAAGCAAAACCCGAAAATAAAAAGACTCAAGGAGTTGTCAGCAATATAGAACACGCCGAGTCTGTAGATAAAGCAAGCAAACTGCTTGCAGAGTTGAAACGTAAAAGAGGTCAACAGGTATCTATTCGAATAACAGCCACAACAAGCATCGAGGTGCCTTCAAAGTTGTGCAAATTGGATTTAAGGAAAAAAGTCGAGCGATTTATATATATCCATCAGATTGATAGGGATAAATTACACAAACAGGCTTTATCAGTTCTGGAAGAGAAAGCTACTGATACGAATTTAAATATTATCAAAGAAATTGTTTTGGAGGAGGTTATATGAATACTAATTTTGAAATTTCTCAAAAAACGTCTGTTGAATGGTATACACCTGCCGAAATAATAAGGGCTCTCGGAAATTTTGATCTAGATCCATGTACTTCTGATATTGCATATTCTTTCAATAAATCAGCAAATAAATATTATACAAAAGAAGATGATGGTCTAAGTAAAGATTGGTTCGGGCGTGTATGGTTAAATCCTCCTTACAGCCAACCTACAATTACCCAATTTATGGAAAAGATGGCTTTGCATAATAATGGAATAGCATTGCTATACAATCGAAGTGACAACCAAATGTTTCACTCTTTTATATTTCCTGTTGCTGATAGTATATTCTTCATCAAAGGAAGAATCAGATTTTATCGTCCGGATGGTACACGTGGCGAACAGCCAGGAGCAGGAAGTATACTGATTGCATTTGGAGAAAACAACACTAAATGTATTGAGAATAGTGTTCTAGTTGGTCATATATTCAAGTCAGTTAATAAAAAAGTTGCATTGCAAACATCAATAACATTCTAAATGAAGAATGCAAAATATAATTTAAGCGAAAAGGTTTTTCATGTCACACCCGAATCTGATCAGGGAACAGTATTGGATGCTCGATATTCCATGTTTTATGATAAATGGGAGTATCTTGTAACATTTACGCCAAATGTAGAAAGCCTTTGGTATTTTGAACATGAGCTATCAACAAGTAAAACATTTTCTTAATGGCACTATCAATAGCAGAATACAATAGGCTTAAAGAAATAAATAACAGCAAGCAGCCAAAACGAAATGTCTCTTTTGAAGAAGCTAATATACAAGCTGCATTCTTTACAACGGCTAATATCCTGTTTCCTGCATTGGGAAAACTACTATTTCATATATCTAACGAAGGAAAGCGGAATAAGAAATATGTCAAAGGTTTTGGAATCAAGAAAGGCGTTGCAGATGTATATCTGTCTAAAGCTAATAGCCTGTATCATGGTTTATACATCGAGTTTAAAACAGAAGAAGGAAAGCAGTCCAAAGACCAGATAGAATTCCAGAGACAAGTTGAAACTGAAGGTTATAAGTATGCTGTTTGTCGTTCTGCATCAAGTGGGATAGAAGTATTAAAAGATTATTTAAAAGGTTAGTTTCATGATAACAAGAATAGATATTGAGCTTAAATTCACTAGTAGTCTTGGATTATCCAATGGTCACATTGCATCATATAGAGATGATGATAATAAGATTTCAGCCGAAACTATCACACCGTACCTGTCAGATGGTATAAGTTTTGGTAAGGCTAAGACAACCTATTACATAGATAAGGATGAAAGGGAGTTTAACGATTTGGATGCTTTGATAGATGCTTACAACGAAATTTATCAATATTCAGAAGATAATCCAGAAATGGAAGTAGTTTATGTAAAAACGATTAGGAAAAGAAGATAACTAAATGGAACTCACGGATAAACAAGAAATGTTTTGCAGGGAATACCTGAAAGATTTGAACGCAACTCAGGCTGCAATAAGGGCAGGGTATAGCGAGAATACAGCAAATGAACAGGGAAGCCAAAACTTAGCGAAACTTAGTATTCAAACTAGACTTTCCGAATTAATGGAACAAAGAATAAACGATGTCAAAATAGATGCGAATTATGTTTTAAAAAGACTAATCGAAATAGACTCTCTTGATGTTGCCGACATAGTGGATGACAATGGGGATTTACTACCGGTGAAAAAATGGTCTAAAGCCTGGAGAACATCAATTAACGCTATTGATATATCGGTATTAAACAATACCGGAGACATAGAAGCATTCCTGAAGAAAGTTAAGATGCCAGATAAACTTAAAAACCTTGAACTACTCGGCAAGCACATAGATGTACAGGCATTCAAGGAAAAAGTCGATAATTCAATAACAATGCAGCCATTTATAGACTTGATGATTGAATCTTCTTCGGATGAGAATGAAAATAATAGTGTTAAATGACATTAAATATTAAAATAATAGATTCAAATGTATGCATATTTGAAATATATTACTATCTTTACAGTGTAATTAGTAACTAAAAATGTAAAGAAATGAGAATTAAAGAAACATACTCAATTTCAATAGAACCATCTCTAATTTCAGAAGTTGAAAGAAATAAAGACCTAATATGTATAAACGATAAACTATATTATGTTGATGATTCTAATTGCCAAAAATGGATAGTAACAGAATTATTCGAAGGTGGCTTCACAGCAAAAGATGATTATGAAGAAAGAGACTTTTTCTTTTGTGAATTGCAGCTCGGATGGACCATTGGAAATAAGACTAAGGAGATTCATAAATTATACGATAGATTTATTTATATGTAATTTTTATGTCCATATGTAAACCCAAAACAATCCAAACCCCTTTTAACCCTTTCTCAATGCAACAACTAGGAAATATAACAGCGATACACGGCGACTGCATGGATTATATGAAGTCTTTGCCGGACAAATGTTTTGATTTGGCTATTGTGGATGTTCAATATGGAATCGGTGAAGATGGTTCAAAGAATCACACCAGAAGCAAAATTGCCGTATCTAAGAATTACAAAGCGTATTCTTCAGGTGATAAAGAATCTCCGCCACTTGAGTATTGGAATGAATTATTCAGAGTATCTAAGAATCAAATAATATGGGGAGCAAATCACTTTATCAGTAAAATACCCTATAATTCTTCCTGCTGGATAGTATGGGATAAGGACAACGGAAATAATGATTTTGCGGACTGTGAATTGGCTTGGTGCAGCTTTAAAACAGCAGTCAGGAGGTATAAATGGAAATGGCACGGAATGCTTCAGGAGAATATGAAAAAAAAGCAAGAACGCATCCATCCGAATGAGAAACCAATCGAATTATACAAATGGCTTTTATCCAACTATGCCAAACCTGGTGACAAGATTATCGACACTCACGGCGGTTCATTCTCTCATGCTATTGCCTGTCACGATTTAGGCTTTGAGTTAACAATCATTGAAAAGGACGAAGATTACTTCAACGAAGCCGTAAAGCGTCTTAAATGGCATCAGAGACAACAAGTATTACAGTTTTAAGTAGAACAATGAATAAATATAGAATTATGGAAACAAAGAAATATTTCGAACTAACAGACGAATTTAAAGTAAATGTATTTGGTATCAAACTTTTCAGAATAAAGTGTATCAGAAAAATAAAATATGCTGATGTTGGCGATTTAGGGGGCTTTATCGAGAAAGAAGAAAATCTGTCTGGTAATGCTTGGGTGTCTGGTAATGCTCAGGTGTCTGGTAATGCTCGGGTGTATGGTAATGCTCGGGTGTATGGTAATGCTTGGGTGTATGGTGATGCTCAGGTGTATGGTAATGCTCGGGTGTATGGTAATGCTCAGGTGTCTGGTGATGCTTGGGTGTATGGTAATGCTTGGGTGTATGGTGATGCTCAGGTGTATGGTAATGCTCGGGTGTATGGTAATGCTCAGGTGTCTGGTGATGCTT